CGGCTCTATTTACATTTTTAACAGTGGAATGAAGAACGCCTGATGTACATTCCGCCAACTGTGTTTTACGTGACCGGTTCGAACCGGCACAACTGGGGACTCGTCCCAGATCTGTCTTTCGGGTTTGGAACAACAGGTACCCGCGCTTGACATAACGCTGAAAACCTGGCTAACAACTCCATTTGTACCCCGCGGAGTAATAGACTGACGCGGTCGCCGGACCAATGTTAACTCATTGGCCCGGGGGGGAAAGGGTAGTATTCACATGCACTATTTGGTTCTTTGTTTTTATTTATTTAATGTGTGTGATTTCTACCTCATTGATATACCCCATTTGGTCGAAAACCTAGAACAATGACAAAACAGCGTCAATAACGGCATCAGCAACCCCCAAAAACACGGTGGTGCTGGTGCTTGATGTGCTTGCAGAGCTAGGAGGGGATATGTAATCCATGGTAGCCCCGGCTGCTGTAACCTTCATGTATCGATGCGTAGTTATACCAGGAACACCAGAAATGGTGGTGGCATAGGATTTTGCATTGCTCTGAGTGACACCTGTTCCCAACACAGTGGTGGGGGAATTCGTGGCATTCTCAAACCGTTGGACCATGTAGTATGCCCCGGGTTGGTTAAATGTCATGCGATTCGCCGTGCCGCCCGCAACTATACTGTTTGAAATAATTGCGTAATCTGCATTAGCAACCACGGGGTTCTGCCCGAAGGGCAAATACAACGTGGGCGCAGAAGCGGTTGTGCTCGAAACTCTCTGAATGAAACGTTGTGAGAAGTTGAGTGGTAAGCCAGCTGGTGAATTGATAACGGGCTTGAGAAAAGTCACGTCATATGACACCCAGTACTCGCCACAAACCTCATCCTTGGTGGCTGACAGCCCTTGGCAACCGAGTTGTAGGGTGCCAAAGGACGTGAGCCGCTTATCACTTACGGATAAGGGATCACCAGCCACACCAAGTGCATCTCTCTGCAAGTACAAGTATTCCGTGGGGCGTTCACGCGGTGAACACTCAATACTGTGTATTTGACACAGGGACGGCTTAGCGGAGACTGCAAATTCACTATTCTCCGCCGCTTGCTTGGTTGGGTATATGGGCATATTGGCGTTGTAGTTCGTGGAAATTATGACAGTGCCCAACGCACCTCCAGTGGCAAAATCCGACGTCGATGACTTAAACTCGACGACCATGCCATTGAATTTGAATTGCTGGAATGAATTGGCGATCCCACTTAACCAAGGAAATAAATTCTTGTTGGTGGGATTGATGTCGTCAGCCCTTAAGCAAGAGTATGGAAGTCCGTCACCGGGACTAGTCACATCACCGACAAACTCGCGGTGTGTGATCCTGGTAAAACGGTTGTTCACCGTAAATTTAGGGACTTCCGTACCCATTGGCAACGCGCCACATTCCTTGTGGATACTGTTTTCTTTTATACTGTAATCTCCAGAACCCATAATCGCTCTGATTCCCTTGTATTGGGAACCAACACTCACTATAACGTTCTTCTTCGGTTGTTTGGTTTTCGTTTTCCCTTGTTTCTTAGGTTGGGCTCCTTTATTTTTTGGGAGGGTTTTCTTTTTCTGTTGGGTCTTGTTTTTACCCTTGCCTCCTGAATTCATATGATTTGTATTGGATGCCTGAATCACAACAGGGACTGTGCATCCACCCGCGCGTGGTTAGCTGGAGCCGTGCAGTCTCTCGACGTTTTGTTTAGTACGGTAGCCGTTTTGGTCCGATTAAGCGGATGGACCCAATGTATTTCTTATTTTAGTGGGAATGTTTAGCCACCGTTTGGGGCGTGGAAACCGGACTGGCCACGCCCCAAACCATTATTTATCATTTTCTTTTTGGCCCTCGGACCAGGCAGCAGGGCCACCACTGGTGGTTGGTCGGGGTTTGATGAAACCAGCCCCCTTACCAGTGCCATGAGGTTGAGATCCCTTGCCTTTGCCTTTGCCTTTTATTTTTGCAGGGTGTTGTGCCTTACCGTCGTCACAATCTGCGACACTGCGATCGCCTCTGCCACCGTGCGGCTGCACGCGCTTGAGACTGGCGAAGAATGCTTTACAAGCCCAGCAAATCTTGGGGAGTTTGTCCACGAAGCTGGTAGATTTTGCACTCCTCGTGTCCGCATTTTCAAGGTCAATTGCCTGGAAATAAAATACACCCTGTTCCTGACAACGGTTACCGTTCTCATCGTTCCAGAAGTTATGTGTTTTACAACCGACACCCCTAGCGCATTGTAGAGTCTTAATTTCGAAGGAACCTGCTGGTCTAGGTGCGTAGCCAGATGCCTCACTGAAACCACAACACCTTCCACCAATAATGAAAGGATCAATATAGTCCTTGGGGCTAATGTCATTCGTTATGATGCGACCGAAGACATCTGTGATTTGGTACCTGGCATTCTTTATGGCCTTTTTCATGTCCTTACTGAGTGTGTTACTATCATCCTCCATCAGATTCTGGGTCTCCTCGGCGACTGCCCTCAACTCCTCCGTTTCGCTACTGATACACCTAGCAAAGTCACTAACATCATCATCCACCGACTCATTGTCGCTTTGGTTTTGATGAAGTAATAGCGTGGTTTTGTTGTGGTCTTCCCGGATCTTCCCTGGTATTTCGTCAACAACATCGTCACCATCGGCCACTATGGTGTCCTCAAAGAATTGCTTCCTTAAGACATCAGTTTCATCATCACCCTCAAACTGCACCATTTTTGGCAGGTGCATGAGATCCCAAACACCGGTAGCCCTAGCGAGGTGTTCAGCGAAGTGGTCGTGCCTAAAGTAACGGGGTGGGGACATAGCTTCTAACTCGTCGTTGAAGTCTTGCAAAAACTCCCCATCATCCCTATCAGGTGCTCGACGTTGAGTGCAGTAAGGATCATCATCAATTAAGCACCCGTTAGTATTGGCGTACCTCCACTTTTTTGGGTCGTAGCCTTTGATCCATAATTCTTCAGCACTGATCGATATTGTCTCATTAATAATTTCAACTGTTCGAATTGCCAACTTATAAATGACCGGGGTATTCTTCCCGGACATTATAACATTGGCCATCTTATCAATGAAAGCAGCAATCTTTTGATGGTCATCGCACGATTTGTTTGGATACAGGGTCTCAGCCAGCCTGATGTCCTTAACACCAGGTTTCCTGTAATTGGGCAGAGTCTTTAACGCTCTCACAGCGTCAAGGACAGAAACAACGGGCAACCCGATGTTGTTTATTGACTCACTGGATAAGACACGGCCTAGGAATTTCATAGGTTTATGGGTGGTTAAGTCCCCCCTTAGCAATGTGTTTTCGAGTGTGAACATCATACCAAAGGGCTCACCTACGTTGGATATCTGTTCAAACGTGATATCAGCTATAATCGCATCATCCCCGCCGTGTGCATTTTGCATGGCTTTGGCGTATGCCTCCTTAGGCTCCATGCGCCTTTTGGTGCGATATGCAACATATGTGACCATGATCATCCCGCCAGTGTTAAACAAACTCGTGCTGAATGCTCCGGACATCTTACTTAGCAACGAATTGTAAACTATGCGCCAGTTCTTGCCGTACATCTTGACCATGTTGAATTTCTCGGCCTCCAAAGCATCACCGATTTTGCACCAATCTTCCTTGTGGAACGGACACGTGGAAAGTAACATCTCGTAAATCTTAAACAGCGCATTTTGACTAGCGTCATAAGTCTTAAGATCGATCACGATCAATATCTCATCGAATGCGTTGTACAAATTTGTGATGTGCTCATCAACACTGGCATTGTCCCTGAAACAGTATGCTGGGCAATGCTCTTTAAAGAGCCTGGACAAAGTCCAACAAAGCAACTGAAGCCAAAAACTCCTGACCTCCGTGATGACACGGCCATGTTTACCATTGCCCACCTCATCTTTTAGGTGCGCCTGGGACGTACCATCAACGGCCTTGGGATCAAGTGACACCTGCATGTGCTTGTTGATTTGTTCAGGTCTCAGGTCGATCAGGACATCATCAGGTTCTGCCACAAATGCCAGTGAGTGACTATCAACAAACATGTCAATGAATTCCTTCCCGATCAGGCAGTACCATGCTGTAATGTCTTGCTTGTCGAAAAACCCAAAACCCCCAGGCAAAAAGGGTTTCATCCTCAAACAGGTCGTGTAATTAACACGACCAGCAATGGCCGAAGCGCATGTGAGTTTTGATTTCTTATCAGGTAGGCTAAAGGCCTGTCCACCCAAGGACGGGTCAAGGTTAAAGAAATCCGCACAACAATGACCGTTCATATTGGCGTAACTTTCAATCTCATAATCCTCCATGCTCGGTACGAGAATGTGCCTTACGTTGGGTGTTATTATGCCAGTGTATTGGACCTCACCGAGCACCAGTTTTGCCCTAAGAATAGCCGCCAACATACCGGCATCCAGAGATTGTCCTGGTTCGTCAATCCCATGGTCTTCACAAAACTGCCGAATAGAACTCCTGAGGGTGTTGATGGACACGTGGGTTCTGCAGAGTTCAACGATGTGGTCATAAACGTCCGAATGGATCACGCAGCTGGCGTAACCATTGATACGCCCTATGGATGTGGTAGCTACACCGTTGTCGCACCTCCTACTGATGAGTAGGTCTGATTCTAGTATGTTCGGTGAAGGGTCGTAGTAACCCACCTCGGGATGAGGGACCAACATCCTGATGAAACCACCAAATAAATACCACCTCGCTCGTGGGACAACGTGCGAATACGTGAAGTCACCAACCCTAACACAACTAACACTAACCACAGATGTGGCGTACTCAAAACCAAGAAACTCGTGCCGAACGTAATTAAGCCCATCCGGGTCCTTTCCAAAACTAAGGGGTCTACTCAACTTGGGCGGTGTTACCGACGTCACCTTACCACCAAGTCTTTCACAATACTCTATCGCATACACTCCGTCGCGTTTGACTACGGTGTGCATGAAGTTACCGTCCAGGTGCTCTATCTTACCATATCGGTAGTCAGCCCTGACGCAGTTACTACCAGTCATGAGCGGGTCAAAACACCCAATAAGCACTGGTTTATTTATATCAAGTAACTGACCGGGCCCGCCGGATAAAAGACCATCATACATTCTGGGGTCGGGGTTGAGTAAGTATTCAGTCCCTCCCAACATTGCGGCTGCCCTTCCGCCGAACCTGTCACTGTCCTCAGTACTGTCAACAACACTGTCATCACTGACGCAACCGCCTAAGCCTCCAACCCCGTCATCATCCCCGTTACTATCAAACAGTGATC